CTCCACCAATATACTCTGGACGTTGTAAACGATAATCTTGTGGAGTTACACCAAAATGAGCACGTAACAATTCTGTATAACGTGTACCACCTCGCGCATCGCGCTCAAGCAACTTTTGAATCTGAAATGACTGACGCAATTGATTAATTGTCGCAGCAGTAGCATCAGATAAATCAGCATACAAACCAGTCTCAGTACCAAACTTAAAAGGAGTCGTATTACCGTAATCATTAGCAGTAGATAAAGTAAACACACCACCTGTATTACCCTGACGAACACCAAAAGAGGGACCAGGATTATTCTGAGATGTAATAGTAATTTGATTACCATTACTAAAAATAGGAGCAGAAGTGCCTAAAGGCAAAGCAACAGAATCGCCCTTCTGAGGCCAAGGTAAAGCACCAGTAAAATAATCTTTACGCTTACCACGTCTTAATAACGTGTAATCAGTAACATCGTCACCACTGTCACCAGTGTTAACAACGACAGAATTTTGTAAATTCTCGTCTCTAAACCACTCGTTATAAATTAAATTATAAGCGCGTAACGGCAACGCATTATGCGTAACCGTATTGCTGCCAGTGATCTGGCCAGCTGTAGGAAGACCAAAATGGTCATAAACACCACCAACCGCATAACCGCCTGCAGGCGAAGTAATCTGCGGAATAACATAAGAAATAGAATCACTTGGGTTCGCTTGCTCACCCATAAACTTAACCCAATTAGTCCAAACTAATCGGTTAGGTACAAAAAAGAAAAATGTATCCAGATGAAGGTTATCCATCACTGGAAACAATGGCGTAGCCAAACGAGCAAACATAGTTGCTTTAACATTGTGCATATCGCCTGGAAGGACTTCATCACAATAAATAGGAACTAAATAACCGCCATCAAACGTAGTTTTATGTGCGTATTGAGTATCAAAACTAGAGCGCGGAATTTCCGCTTTAGGAACCATAGCAAAGCTATGAGAACTTACCGACTTATTACGATGCATAGCAATCTCCCGAAGTATTCCGTACCACTCTTACGAGTGATACGGTTTAAAAAAACTTAATCAGTCTCACGAATCTTAACTTGCTTACCCAAACAAATTTGTTTTGGAGAAGCCAGTAAATCAAAGGCACCAGTATTATCATCAAATGTGCCTAAATAATATAAATCAAAATCGTCAGGATGTACATAAATTTGGTTATCTTCACTAGCACGATTAACCTCATCACTAAACTGACGAATAGCTACTCCTTCAGTAGCAACATACGCTGGACGTCCAAAAGCGTCCGCAGCGCGGTCTTTAATAGAAACAATAACTAATTTCATAAAAACTCCTTTAAATCTTACGTTTTAAAAGCGATAACTTAGCCAAAGCGACTTTTTCCTTTACAGCCAAACGCTCTAAAGTGTTATCTTCAAAATGTGAGCGACCTTCTTGCTCACGAACGAATTGTATACCATCAAACTGCTCAGGGAACAATTCTTTAAACTTATTATCATAAAAACGTGGTGGACGGCACTTTTTGCCACGCACCACAACGGAGTCAGTCGTATAAACGTCTGACATGAACTTATCAAACCAAGCCTGTCCAATGCCAGGCTTAAGAGACATCTTATTAAATTCAGGCTTTCGCTGAATAATTTCTCCAGTCTCTAAATCACAATACTGATAATGCGCCTCAGCATCAACCACTTCGTGGTTTTCATTAACGGTTTTACCGTTAATCTTCTTCATAATATATCGCGCAACATAAGCAGCAGACTCAAAGTTAACATCACCAATAGAGCTATAGCCATACGGCCAAAGCTCTTTAAGTATTTCTGACGTATATAAGATAGACCCAGTCTGCGTTCTTTGGAAAAACTTCTTATCTTCAAAATCAAGACCAAAGATACAAGCATGGAAATGAGGACGATCAAAAGATTCACCATATTCACCTGCCATATAAAAACGAATAGTCTTTCCAGTATAACGCTTTCTCAAGCGTTTCATAAAAAGCTGGAAATCCTCGTAATGTAAAGAATAATCTTTAGGACAATGCTCTGGAGCATATGTCAAAGTAATAAAACAATTACTAGTATGCATTTGTGCCTCATGCATACAACGAACAGCCCACTGACGTGAGCGTTCAAGGCGACAACCAACACACTGACCACAAGGCAATGACAAGGTGCGGACTACGTCCGCTCCTGGTATCTCCCGCCAAATAATAGACCTGTCAGCGCATTGATAAGCCGTTAACGGCTTATAACACGCCATAAATTACAGTCTAAAACCACCGCGTTGCGGTGAAGTACGCATATTAATGCTCTTGGTCTTGCTCACGCCACGACGAAACTTCTTAGCTGCGCCATGCTTGCTCATTGGTTTTCTATAAAGGCTCATAACATTGCACTCCGTAGTTAATAAATGTGGTTTTGGTGTCACCTAGCACAGTTACATCAAGTAGAGTAACTGTGCTGCCATCCGCTTACGCGTCTGGCTTAGGTGTTTCTGCTGCAGAAACGATGGGTTCAACCACAGGTTTCCCATCAATAAGACCAATTTGAATCGCTTCATCGCGATTCTCATCATTCTGCAAAAATTGCAATAAAGCGTTCGGATCATGATCGAACTTAGCGCGAATCTTCGCTGGCAAAGCCATAAAAGCCTCATCAGAGGCACGAATACGATTCAACGCATCGTGGTAGTCAGAGACACCACTAAAATCGCCGTATGACGGCTCTATTGGCGCTACTGGAAATTTACCAGTTACGCCAAAACGCTCAACTAAAACATTAATATCACATTCATCCTTCATGTGTTGTTGAGCCAAACTCGGGTCTTTACATTCAAGACCAGACTCTTCCGAAGCAAGAGCCATATCGTAATTATACGGATTACGAACAAAAACTTTAGTCATATTCATTCCTTATTTAACTTCAATACCAAAAGTACCTAAACGACCAGCCTTAACACCAACGTTAGGCGTGTTCTGTTTAGCCAAATTACCATAAGCAGCTGCAGTACCAGCCTGAGAAGCCCATGCAGAACCTTTTTTCATAGCTTCAGGCATAAGATACTCGGTAGTACGAGCATTAGCAATAGATGCACGAGCATAAGCACCTTTGGTAAGCGTATCTTGCATAAGATTACGCACCCGCTCAGGCATCATATTAGCTAACTCAAACTGCTTAATAGCAGTATCAGCATCTTGATTAAGAGCCTGAGAACCTAACAAATTCCTTTGTTGATCCTGTAATTCAATTTGAGACATAGCCTGTTCGCGATTAATATTAATCTGGCGAGCAGTAGAACCAGAAGAAGCAGACGATTCACCAATATTGGCAGCAGAACTAGCCTGACTTCCAGTAGGCACAGCTGCACCACCTTGTGAATACGCCAACATAGGAGAAAGGCCTGCAGCCTTTAAATCCTCAACGCGTCGCTGAAACGACGTATTAGCCATATTCTCTTGAAAAGAACGATTCTTGGCAGCCTCATCAGATTGATACTGCTGATTACCTAAACCGCCAAGAGCAGCTCCAGCTGCACTTAAAACAGGATTGCCCAACGCTGCACCAGCAACGGAGGCAATACCACTAAGTCCTGATAACAATCCCATACTAACGCCCTTCGGTTGTTTCCTGACTACTCCTTACGGAGCAGTCCAGGTATATAAAACATTAGAAATGATCAATAAGACCAGGAACACTATACATAGGCATAGGTCTAGCCATCTTACAATCAAAAAACGCATCCATCAAAAATTGCTGACCATTAGCAGCTGAACCAACTGCAGTCGTACGATCAATTGGGGGCCTTTCTTGAATAAACGTAGAATTCAATGTAGGTAGCGAAGTAAACTTCTGAGCGTAATGCCAAGGGTCAATCGTACCAGCACTTGTAGACTTGAATAAACCAGTAATTTGAGAAGGTTTATAACGATACTCGGCCCAACGCTCTTGATATCCGAAAACATCATCATCAGTAGAAGTACCAGTAACATAAATCTCTTTGTTCAATACGGCTTGCTCGCCTAAATGAGCAAATACTGGGAAATAAAAATCATAACGTGTCTCACGAGACCACATCTTAGGCAAACCTTGCTGATATGTTAAATCAGCACGAACGTTTACCAATCCAATTATGTATCCATGTTCTTGAGCAGAGTACGTAAAGCCATGTCCCTGAGCCAATGCAGTACCCATTGCAGCAAGGTTACCTTGCGGAGTAGAAGAACCAGAAACCGACGTTGCAGAAGTCTGAGCAATCGGATTAATGTTGACATAAGTCGAACCTCCACCAATATATTCAGGACGCTGTAAACGATAATCTTGAGGTGTAACACCAAAATGAGCACGAAGTAATTCAGTATAACGAGTACCACCACGAGCATCACGCTCTAATAACTTCTGAATCTGGAAAGATTGACGAAGTTGATTAATAGTTGCAGAAGTTGCTTGTGAAAGATCTGTATAAAGTGCATTAGCTGGATTACCAGATCCGCCATCATTTAATGTTAAAAAAGACTCAGTAGTAGCCAACTTCCAAAACTGATTGTTAGCCTCTAAAGAAAGTACACCACCATCTGGAGCATTTGTAAGTACAGGTGCAAAAGTACCTAATGGCAAAGTAACAGAAGCGCCCTTTTGAGGCCAAGGCAAAGCACCAGTAAAATAATCTTTACGCTTACCACGTCTTAACATCGTGTAATCAGAGGGAACATCCCCTGAATCCCCTCTACGAACGGTAACAGAATTTTGCAAATTCTCGTCTCTAAACCATTCGTTATAAATCAAATTATACGCACGTAAAGGCAAAACATTATGCGTAACAGTATTAGAACCAGTAATCTGACCAGCAGTAGGAAGACCTAAATGGTCGAACAAACCGCCAACAGCGTAACCACCAGCGGGAGATGTAATAGTAGGAACAACATAAGAAGTAGAATCTCCTGGGTTCGCTTGCTCACCCATAAACTTAACCCAATTGTCCCAAACAAGTCTGTTAGGAACAAAGAAAAAGAATGTATCAAGATGCAAATTGTCCATCACTGGA